ACACCGGATAGAATCCCGAACTCAACAATAATAGTCAACGGATCAGCACGACAACCGGGATATCCATTCTTTACATGGACAAATTATCGAATGTTTGGCTGGATTACACAGCCTCTCAATCAATTTGGCAATATTCTACCCACTACAAATCTGCCAAGTTTTGACCACAACATTTTCGGAATTGATGCGCAAGTAACATCCGAAGCAATTACTTTCCAAGGCGCGCACGCGCCGCTCGTAAACGGAACTTACACATTCCCGGCGATTGTTAACGACGCAGGTTTAACGCAGTACCAACAACCGCCTCATTTGCGGCACTTGCCTGAAACGATTACTGCAAGCGCTGCAACAATATCGTCGCTTGCTGACCCGTTGCTTGCAACTTTAACATTTCCAGCGACTGATCCCGGCTTGTTCAGCGTGATCGTTGGGCAAGTCCGAACGCTGAACACATTCGACACGACCAACACCGAAACATACTTTTCCGACAGTTTGATCAATGGATTTGCCGGTGATATATTGTTACCCGGTGAAAACAAATCGCGTGAGTTGTTCCATCTTTTTGCAAACAAAGGTTTCCAAATCGGGCCAGTTTCGGTCGCAACATTTGGCACTGACAAAACCAGTCTGACCGAAGGCGCAGCTTGGGTTTTATATGGCATACATTTGCAGCCGCAAATCACAGCAGCAAACTTTCCTGATGGCACTCCAGTACCACAAGATCACACGTTTTTAGTTACAAGCGCGGTTGGTACAATCACGCCAATGGTGACTGTAAATCTGACAGGTCTGTCGATATCGGGCAGCGTTGGCAGTGTGCAGGCAAACGTTGCGCAGCCGCTTACTGGTCACTTAATTGGAACGGTTCTAACGCCTGACCCGCCTTGGTATGTAAATCCGTCGCGCGTTCAACTTGTGGCAAATGCTAATCAAGCGGCAAACAGCGCGGTGTATCCTTATCTTGCCGGTCCGTTTGACAATGGATCGTTGCAGCAAGACTTTGACATTGCATTATCCCTTGGTGTGCTGGCGTCGCCAATCGCCGTCAATGTCCCAGTTTCAGGAGTTTCGGCAACTGCGGCGGTTGGCGCGGTTACAACTCGTTCTTTCAACACTGTGCCAGTCCCGTCTTTTCCTGCAATTACAACGTCAGTCGGAAATCTGAGCGCGAATCCAATTGAAATCGTGTCTGAAAGTTTCAATCTCACGGTCGATCTTGGTGCAATAACACCGATTTCTGTTGCAAACGCAACGGCCACAAGCACGTCGTTTATCTTAAGTTTTGGCGGTGTGACGGCTTTCGGAGCCTCCAATTTTGGAATTTCTGGTCTCGAACAAACTTTTAGTCTTAATTCAAACCTTATATTGATTGCATATGCGAATATTGAGTTACCCGGATTTATAGTAAATGTTGATACTGGAACGCTAAGGCAGCAAATTTTTTCAAGTGTTTTTAGCATTACACCGATGCCAGCGGCATTGCCGAATTTTGCTAATTTATCGCCTTCAAACTGCAACCTAATTCACGTTGACCGAAAAATTAATGAAGTTGTCATAAATACAAAATATAGTTCGCTAGGATAAAAAAATGTCATCAGAATTTATCATGAAACAATTTGACACTTTACCGATTTTAACGGCGATTTTAAAAGACGCGAATGGCGTTGTGATGAATTTATCGAATACAACCGTCACTTTTAAAATGGGAACTGAAATATCAATAAAAGTGACGGGCGCGACCACCATTACCGACACGCTTGGAGGCGCTGTTCTGTATGAATGGGATCCAAACGATACGGATACAGCCGGTGTTTTTTTTGGTGAATTTGAAGTTGTTCATCTGTCTGGAAAAAAAGAAACGTTTCCAAACAACGAGCCATTTCGCGTTGTGATCAGGCCAGACGTGATCTAAGATTTGACCAGAGGCAAGAAAGTCGTCGCGTTCATTGAGGCTTTTTGTTTGATCCCAGAGGGCCAGTATGTCGGCCAGCCAATGAAACTTTTGCCGTTTCAGAAAAAGTTTATTCTGGACGTTTATGACAACCCGTCAGGAACAAGCCGCGCCTATCTGTCGGTCGCGCGGAAAAATGGAAAGTCTGCGTTAATCGCGGCGATTTTATTGGCGCACATTGTCGGGCCAGAGGCAAAGCAAAACAGCCAAATTGTCAGCGGCGCAAGATCGCGCGAACAAGCGGCGCTTGTGTTTAAGTTGGCCGAAAAAATGGTGAGATTATCGCCGCAATTATCAGAGATTGTCAGGGTCGTGCCAAGCAGCAAAATGCTTGTCGGCTTGGTGATGAATGTCGAATATAAGGCCATCAGCGCAGAAGCCAACACCGCGCATGGCTTGTCGCCTGTTTTGGCGATTTTGGACGAGGTCGGTCAGGTTCGCGGGCCGCAAGATAGTTTTATCGAGGCGATTGAAACCGCTCAGGGCGCGCACTTATCGCCGCTTTTAATCGCAATCAGCACACAAGCTGCAACTGACGCTGATTTGTTTAGCAATTGGCTAGATGACGCTGCAAACGCCAAGGATCGGCGCATTGTTAGTCATGTCTACACCGCGACAGAAGATTGCGCGCTTAACGATAGAAAGTCGTGGCGCGCGGCTAACCCGGCGCTAGGAAAGTTTCGGTCGCTGCAAGATATGGCCGATTTTGCAAGACAGGCGGCAAGGTTGCCTGCAAAAGAAAATAGTTTTCGCTGGTTATACTTAAATCAACGCATTGAAGCGGTTTCTCCGTTTTTATCGAAATCAGAATGGGAAGCAAACGCGTCTCCGCCTGATGTGCCGCTCGGATCGCCTTGCTGGGCGGGTCTGGATTTATCCGCAAGCCGAGATTTGACCGCGTTGGTTTTGGTTTTTCCGATCGATGACAAGTTTCACGTTGTGCCGCATTTTTTCTTGCCTGCGCAGGGCATTAGGGAACGCAGCCAAATCGAGAAATATCCCTACGATACGTGGGCCAAACAGGGATTTCTAACTTTAATTGACGGTCCAGTGATTATTCCAAGCGTGATAGCGAGGGCGATTGCTGAAGTGTCGCACGAATATGATTTGCAACTGCTTTCTTATGACCGCTGGCGCATAAACGACATCATCCGAGAGTTGGATAATATTGGAATTTTGGCGCAAACTTACGACGGCAAATCTTTTCAAAAGCAAGGTGGTTTTTTACCAGTCGCTCCATTTGGTCAGGGCTTTAAAGATATGGCACCAGCGGTTGATAAATTAGAAAGATTAGTGGCGCAGAGAAATCTCTGCCACGGCGGCAATCCGATTTTAAATATGTGCGCGGCTGGCGCGGTGATTGAGCAAGACCCAGCAGGCAATCGGAAACTGACAAAAAAGAAAAGTTTAAGCCGAATTGATGGCTTGGTCGCTTTGGCGATGGCGCTAGGAAATGTGGCGAATGAAACGGACGTTGAGGCCACATCCCCTTGGGATGATCCCAATTATCGGCTGGCTGGGTAGGAGACATTTATGGGCATTTTTGACCGATTTATAGGGCAAGAGGCGCGCAGCTTAGAAGATCCGACCGCGACCAACAGCACCAAAGATTTTTTGAGCGTCATGGGCTGGGGCGACTTTGCCGCTGCGGCTGGCGTTACTGTCAACACAGACACCGCGATGGGGGTGCCTGCAATCTGGGCGGCTGTCAACTTTATTGCTGGCACTTTGGCTGGCTTGCCGCTGCATGTGTACCGCAAAACTGACGCAGGCCGTGAGCGCGTCACTGAAGGTTTTGGGGCCACGATCAACACAGCCGTCAATGACGAAATGTCATCGTTTGAATGGCGTAAATACATGTTTGAGCAAGTCTTAACTGGCGGTCGGTCAATAACCTATATTGAGCGCGACGAAGGCGGCAACGTGCGAAATCTGCATCCAGTTGATCCGAATGGCGTGCTGGTCGAGCGCAAGGTTACATCGCAGGGCTTTCCAGCGAAAACATATCGCTACAATCAGCGGATCTTTAAAGCGCGAGACATCATTGATTTGACGTTTATGCTAAAGGCTAATCAGCTTGATCCAAGAGGACCAATTGCCACGAATAAAGATGCAATCGGCATGGCTATCGCGGCCAGCCAATACGGTGCAAAGGCGTTCCAATCTGGCGGCATTCCACCGGCAGTTTTGCAGGGTCCATTTCAAAGCGGCGCAGCGGCAAGTCGCGCGTCAGAAGATGTTGCGGCGGCGACGGCAAAGCTGGCAAAAGAAGGCAGGCCGATCATGGCTTTGCCACTTGGTCACGAATTAAAATCTGTCGGATTTTCGCCAGAGCAAATGCAATTGATCGAATTGCAACGATTTAGCATTGAACAGATCGCGCGCATTTACAGCTTGCCGCCGATATTCCTGCAAGACCTTACACGCTCAACGTTCACAAATTCAGAACAACAAGATCTGCATTTCGTTAAGCACACTTTGAAGCGTTGGATTGAACAGGCCGAGCAAGAAATGAACCTCAAGCTGTTCGGTCGCGGGTCAGATCAATATGTTGAATTTAACGTCGATGGATTGTTGCGCGGCGACTTTAAAACACGAATGGAAGCCCACGCAACCAGCATTCAGAACGGCATCAGAACGCCTAATGAAGTGCGCGATCTGGAAAACATGAGCGCGCGCGATGAGGGCAATGACCTTATGATTCAAGGCGCAACTGTTCCCATCAAAAATCAAGTGATCGGAGATCAAGATGAGTAAAGAAATCAGAACGCTTGATAGCGGCGTAGAAATCCGGGCCGACGAGGATGGCATAAAAGTCTCTGGATATGCGGCGGTTTTCAACGAGGAAACGAATATCGGCGGTCAGTTTATGGAAAAGATTGCGCGCGGCGCATTTGTTGACGCGGTCGACCGTGATGACGTTGTGTTTCTTATTAATCATGAGGGCTTGCCCTTGGCGCGCACACGGTCAGGCACGTTGACGCTGCGCGAGGATGAGCGCGGTCTGTATATGGAAAGCAATCTGGATGAAAACGACCCAGATGTGCGCGCCCTGGTCCCTAAGATGAAACGCGGCGATTTGGATAAAATGTCGTTTGCATTTCGCCCAACTCGGCAGTCTTGGGATGACAGCGGCAATATACCGACCCGCACAATTGAAGAGGCGTCACTGTATGACGTCAGCATAGTCACAACGCCTGCATATGACGGCACTGAGATCGGCTTGCGGTCGCTAAAAGCGCACAGAGCAGATCAGAAGATTTCGCACGCTGCAAGGCGGCTGCGGATGAAGTCCAAAATTTAATTAACACACCAGTTTAACCGCGCTTCGGCGCGCTGAAAAACGGCGGTTCCCGCTGTTTGCCTGTTTCCCTGCGCCTTGGGCAAGCGCTTCGGAATGAACGTCGTGACGACGTCCAAATCCCTTAGATGGAGGCCCAAAGATGGCTAACTCTGCAATTGAATTGCGGGAATCGATGGCGCGTATTGCGACCAATGCCCGTGCAAAATTAGACGAAGTTTCCGACAACACCCATGAAGATCGCGCCGCTGAAATTGAGCGTGAATTTGACGCCATGATGGCCGATCATGATCAGCTTGGTCAACGTGCCGAGCGCATGGAAAAAGCTGACGCGGCAATCGCCAGATCAGAAGAAATTGACTACTCCAAGCGTCCACAGTTTGAAGATCGCAGCGCGCCTGCGGTTGATAACGGAGTTTCAATTTCTTATCGCAACGCATTTTGTGAAATGATCGCAAGCGGCGGCGTTGCAAACATGAGCCTTGAAGCGCGCTCAGTCCTAGAAACGGAAAACCGGGTTCAAACTGCTGGCACAAACTCGGCGGGTGGCTTCACTGTTCCTGTTGAATTGGCTGGCTACATTGAAAAGGCAATGCTTGCCAGTGGCCCAATGTATGACGACGCTTTGTTCACTACTATCAACACAGCGGCTGGCAACACGTTTAACATTCCGACCATCGATGACACCGGGAAAACTGCGGCGGCGCATACTGAAGGTGGCGCGGTCACAGATGACGGCGGCGAGGATGCAACATTTGCGCAGAAAACTCTTGGCGCATACGCATTCGACACCGAATGGCTGCGCTGGTCTGCAGAGTTGAACACAGACAGCATTCTGAATATGGAAAGCCTGCTTGGCGAATTGCTTGGCGAGCGCATGGGTCGTACAGCCAACACTGCATTAACAACCGGCTCCGGTTCGTCGGCTGTTGAAGGCATCGCAACCGCATCAACGCTTGGGAAAACTGCGGCGGCAACAGCGGCTATTACTAGCGATGAAATCCTTGACCTAATCCATTCGGTTGACCCAGCTTATCGGGCCAGCCCACGCACTGCGATTATGATGAACGACAGCACTTTGTCGGCTGTTCGCAAGCTTAAAGATGGAAACGGAAACTACCTTTGGGCCATGGGAAATTATCAGGCTGGGTTGCCTGCTAGCTTACTCGGCTACAATGTTGTGATTAATCAAGCGATGGACAGCCTTGCGACCGCGAAAAAGGTCATGATCTTTGGCGACATGTCAAAGTTTTATGTGCGCAAAGTTGGCGCGCCGTCGATCTACGTAGCACGAGAGCGCTTCGCTCCTGATTTTGGAATACTTGGTTACATCAGGTTTGATTCGTGCCTAGTTAACACCGCAGCAATCAAGCACATGATCACTGCATAAATAAGATCGGGCGGGGCTATCATGGCCCTGCCCATTCCCTTTTTTGGAAGGTTTTTCAAAATGAAAATTAAAATGTTGACTAGCATGGCGGGTGCCGATTTTTCGCACAACTTTGGCGATGAGATTGAAGTGACCGATGCTGAAGGCAAACGCTATATTGAGGCTGGCATTGCCGAGCCAGTTGTGAACGCCACGAAGATTGAAAGAGCGGTCAAAAAAGTTGTCAAAAGCAAGGCAACTAGAAAATGACACTGACCGCACAGCACGCGCTTGAGGTGGTGACGCCTGCCGTTGCCAATCCTATTTTGTTGTCAGAGGCCAAGGCGCAATTGCGCGTTGAGCATAACGATGATGACGTAATTATTGCTCGGCTGATTAATGTTGCGACTTCTTACGTTGACGCCACAGGCGCGCTCGGCGCTTGCATGATGACGCAAACTTGGGGTCAATGGCTGGGGCAAAATCCCGGCACTGTGACGCTATTGCTCGGACCTGTGCAGTCTGTATCTGCAATTAAATATTATGACGTGAACAACGTTCTGCAAACCGACACGCTTTCAAATTATAATGTTTTAGGCACTAAAACGCGCAAAATTGTTGCGCCGAAAAATGGTTTTAATTGGCCTACAACATTTCAGCGAGATGACGCAATTCAAATTCAATTCGTTTGCGGTTATGGCGGCACGTCGCACAGCGTCCCGCAAAACATTCGTCACGCGCTTATGATGTTGGTCGCGCACCATTATGAAAATCGTGAACTGGAATTAATAGGCACGATTTCAAAAACGTTGCCTTTTGGCTTCGATGATATGCTCAATATGAATAGAGGTCACTGGTATGGCTAGAGCAGGATTGCTGCGCGACCGCGTAACGTTTCAGCGGCTTGATGCTGGGTCAGACGAATATGGAAATGAATACAACAACTGGTCAGATTTAGCGAAACGATCTGCAGAGTTGACCGAAAAAACAGGCCAGCGGCAGGTTGAAGGCGGCGCATTGCAAGACGTGGCGCGCGCTATTCTGCTATGTCGATCAGACAGAGTCACAGTAGGCATTTCATCGGCAGATCGCGTAATTGCGCGCGGCATAACTTGGAGCATACAGACGGCAACACAGGCCGACGCAAAAGGCGAAATGCGTGAGTTTGTGCTAGAAAAAGGTGTTGCATCGTGAAAATTACGGGCGAGCGCGCTTTAGAAAAGCAGCTTAAAAAATTGCCTGTCACGGTTCGCGAGGAATTGGAAAAAGTCACGCGGCGATCAACTAAGCGTTATCGTAATTTTGCGCGCAGGATTGCGCCTGATGTGACCGGCAGAACTTTAAGCGCAATCACTAGTCACGTCATGGTCAACGACAAAGGCGTTTTAGGTTTTGTCAATTTCAACACAGGCACCACCGAAAGTGCAATCAGGCAGGTTAGCATTAGTTATGGCGCAACTCGCAAAGATCGCGGTTCGATGCAGGGTTATCAATATATCCAAACAACACGAAATTTCATTGGCGATAAATTCCAGCGCGCAATCAAACGCGCGGTCAAAATCGGAATGGAGAAAGCATAAATGGCTGATGGCTTTGGACTTGCGCTGCAGAAAGGTATCCGCACGCGGTTGATCAATTTTACCGATTTGACCGCGCTAATCTCAACGCGCGTTTATGATGAACCGCCTGCCGACGTTGTGTTTCCATACCTGCGTTTTGTTGAAGTGCAGCCACGCATATTTGACGTCGATGACAAGACAGGCGCGCGGGTTGATTTGACTATGCGCGCGCATTCTCGCAGCGCATCAGGTCGCGTTGAGTCAACGCAAGTTGTCGAGGCTGTCAGGGCTGCATTGCACAGGCAAGAGGCCAGCGTGACAACAACAGGTTTTAACCTGATTGAACTTATTTTTGAAGATTATTTCGCTGAACGCGATGCCGATGGCCGAGGCTATACGTCGTACATTTCGTTCAACGTCATGATGGAAACCACCTAGGTTTTCACGCCTTTCTGCGGCTTAGGCAACCGCTTTTGAACGTCGGATGACGTCCATTTTCCCATAGAAGGAGCCACGACAATGGCAAAGCAACTAGGGCGCGGCTTGCTGCTGGCGCTTGGCACTCAAGCCGATGGCGATTCAAATTACGATGATACTTATACGACCATCGCAGGCATCAATTCAAAATCATTAACAATTAACAATTCGCCAATCGATGCAACAACGCCTGTCGATGGCGCTGAAGCTGGCGTCATTTGGTCGGAAAGTTTGTCTGGTCTAAAACAGATGACGATCAGCGGTGATGGCATTTTTGCTGGCACGACTAGCTTAGACGCAATGAACACGCTGGTTTTGTCGGCCAGTCCAATAAGAAACATCAAAATCAATGTGCCTAGTTTTGGCTGCTACTATGGCGCGTTTCATGTTGATAATTTTGAGATGGGCGGCGAGACTGAGGGCGCTGTAACGTTTTCAATCAGCCTGTCATCTTCGACATTGGTTACATTTGTCGCTAACTAATGATAACCGCTGAAGCATTAAGAGGAGGCGTTGTCGAGACAATCGGTGACGCCTCTTATTCGTTTGTTTTGCGAAATCGCGAAATTGAACGTTTCGAAGATCAGCACAGAGGCATCTTTGAATTATGGGAAGGTTTTTTTGATCGCGGTCAAAAGCCAAATTCAAAAGAAGTGCGCGACTTGCTGGCGCTTGGTTTGGTCGGCGGTGGCAAAAAAGACGCCGAGGCTGATGCAATAATTCAAGCGGCTGGACCAGAAAGCCTTTTGCGGTTTTATCAGATTGCGCAGGCTGTGCTTGGCGTTGCTTTTATGCCGGACGTGAATGACGAAACATCAAAAAAAAAGTCAGCGAAAAGCCTCGCCGCTTAAACGTGCGGCAGATGATTAAAAGCGGAATTATTGCCGGGCTAAAGCCTGACGAAATTCGTGACATGATCCCAAAAGATGCCTTCTTAGTTTTCCAAGGGTGGCAGGAAGCGCACGAACCTGCAACGCCGGGATCAGGCGCGCCGACCAAATCAGAATTAAATCAAATGATGGAGAGTGCAGCTAATGGCAATCAGCGCGGAGCAGCTTAATATCATTTTATCTGCGCAGGATAAAGCGCTGACTAAAGCGCTCGATCGCAGCACAAAAAACGTCAATAGGTTCGCGAAAAAATCGCAGAAAAATTTAAGCCGCACTTCAAAATCATTTGACAGTTTAGGCAAAGCGGCTAGACGTCTTGGGCCAATTATTGCGGCGGCGGTCAGCGTTGGCGCTGCCAAAAATGCAATAACGCTTGGCAAGGAAATAGGTGATCTTGCGCGAATTGCGGGGGTCGGCGCAGAAGAATTTCAAGAGTTGGCATTTGCGGCGCGCACTGTTGGCATTTCACAAGAAAAACTGTCTGACATTTTCAAAGACATGAATGATCGCGTTTCTGATTTTATTCAGACCGGCGGCGGTCCTATGAAAGATTTTTTTGAGCAGGTCGCGCCGTTGGTTGGCGTTACTGCAGAGCAATTCAAAAATCTATCTGGTCCTGACGCGCTGCAACTTTATGTTGATACGCTTCAGAAAGCTGGCGCAAATCAACAAGATTTTACGTTTTATCTTGAAGCCATGGCGTCTGACGCCACCGCGCTTGTGCCGTTGCTGAAAGACAATGCCGCTGGCTTTAAAGATCTAGGAAAAGAAGCGCGTGAAGCTGGCGCAATTATGTCGGCTGACACAATTAAAGCGGCTGGCGAAATGGACAAAAAGCTGCAAACATTAAGTACAACAATTAGCACAAAATTTTTGACGCAGCTTGGACATTCTGAAGATGCGCTTGAAAGAATTGTCAAATTTATAACTGAGACAGCAATTCCAGCGTTTGGAAATTTAATTGATTCGGTTGGTGGGATATTAGAACTTGCTGATGAATTAGGCGTTTATTTAAATCCTGATGTAGTTTTTGAATTAGACCCAAATGACAACCTCACTCGAATTATAGAGAGGCTCGCCACATTGCGCACTGCGATTGATAGTATAGAAAGCAAAGGCGAAAACATGACGGTTGGGGACGCCGCACAGCTTGAAAACCTTATTGGAACATTGAACAATCTTGAAGCGCGACGCGTTGAACTGACGCGAGGCAATCCACTGAGCCCCGGTACTATACGACTTGACGATCAAGAGCCGGGCATTGATCCAGCCAACACATTGCTCGGCGGCGGCGGCGGCGGTTCAAATGACATTAAAGATCAAATGCGCGCATATGAGGATTTAGTGCGGTCACTAAATCCAGCGGTTGACGCAACGATTGAATATGCAGAGCAGCTAGGTATTATCAACGAAGAATTAGACAGCGGCAGAATTTCGCAAGAACAATCGAATGCGCTGATCGATCAAGCACGGCAGAAAATGCAGGAAGCGCGCCGCGAGGCCAGCGATTTTGCATCTGTTTTTGAAACGGTTGAAAGTAGCATAGAGTCAAGCATGATGGGCCTAGTCAACGGCACGATGAGTGCGAAAGACGCCTTTAAGTCAATGGCCTCGGCAATTGTTAGCGATTTGTTTCGCGTTTTAGTTGTGCAAAAAATGGTCAACGCGGCGCAGAACGCTATGGGCGGCGGCGTTGGCGGTTTTCTGTCATCAATGCTGATGGGCACCCGCGCAGGCGGCGGCAGCGTGCAAGCTGGTAATCCATATATGACAGGCGAAAGCGGTCGTGAATTATTTGTGCCTGCGCAAAACGGTAGAATATTATCACCCGCGCAAACCCGTATGGCTGGCGGTGGCGCGGCTGTAACGGTTGTTCAAAACATCAACATATCGACGGGTGTCCAACAAACCGTCAGAGCCGAGATCAAGGGGATGATGCCGCAAATTGCAGACAACGCGAGGTCGGCTGTTTTGGATGCAAAGCGGCGCGGTGGATCTTTTGGGAGGGCAATGGCATGACCATTTCATTCCCGTTGGCGATGCCGACCGTCACTAATATTCGATCAATTGATCTGACGGCAACCAACTCTGTCAGCTATTCCAGATCGCCATTTACATTTGCGGGACAGGCGCAAGAGTTTAGCGGCAAGATGTGGCAAGCTGTGGTAACTTTGCCGCCCATGCGCCGCGCAGCCGCAGAGGAATGGATTGCGTTTTTATTGTCGCTTAGAGGTCAGGTTGGCACGTTTAATATGGGCGACCCCGTTGCAGCAATCCCGCGCGGTTTTGCGCGTGACGTTGACGGCATTTTGGTGAATGGATCATTAACAAACGGATCAGCAATTGTGCTAGATAATTGTGCATCAAATCACACTGGATATTTTAAAGCTGGCGATTATTTACAGACCGGCACAGGCCCAACACAACAACTTTTCAAAGTTCTGGCAGACGCCAACACGAACAGCAGCGGAGAAACTTCTGTTGACGTTTGGCCCGACGTTCGGACAACGATCGCGAACGATGCAGCGGTCACAGTGCAATCGACCAAAGGCATATTTCGCCTTTCGACAAATGAAGTCAACTGGTCTGTTAACGAAGTTGCAATTTATGGAATGACGTTTGCAGCAAGCGAGGCCATCTGATGAGCCGAGACATAAGCACTGCAATTTTGAACGCGCTTGATGATGAAGTCATAGAACCGTTTTTTGCTGTCGAAATGTTATTTGATGGAATAAAAGTTTTGCGACTTTGGACTGGAATAGGAATTTTATCATACCAGGGCAACGATTGGTCTGGTGTCGGGTCATTGCTAAACATTTCAACAGTGGAAGAAGCTTCAGATCTAGGCATAAAGGGCGTTAATCTAACGATGAGCGGAGTACCATCTGCAATTCTGGCCTTGGCTTTGACTGAGCCGTATCAGGGCAGAATTTGCAACATTTATTTCGGAATCAATCCAAAATCTGCTCAGAGCAATTTAGCAAATGTTTTCAGCGGTTATATGGATCAGATGAATATTTCAGAAGATGCAGAAAATTCGTCGATTCAATTGGCCGTCGAAAACAAATTGATTGATTTGGAACGACCCAAAATCGGTCGGTTTACATCGTCGCATCAAAAATCAGTGTATCCCGGCGATAAAGGCCTCGATTACATCGAAAGTCTGCAGGACAAAAACATAGTTTGGGGTCGTAGTGCAGGTTAAATTTGCGCAAGAGTTTTTAGCGCAATTTCGAAACGAGGCGCAAGATTTAATTCGACTTCATTGGAAAGAAATTGCCATACACAAAAGCAAAATAAAACTCAATCCAAACTGGGCGGCATATGAGGCGCTTGAAGCGTCTGGACAATTATCGATTTTCACTGCGCGGCTAAATTGCGAATTGGTCGGTTATTTCGTAACAGTCAACACGCCAAATCCGCATTATATGGATCACGTTTTTGCGGCAAATGACGTGCTGTATTTATCGCCAATCGCGCGGCAGGGCTGGGCTGGTCTTGGCTTAATAAAATTTGCAGAGCGGTGCCTGCGTGCAGATGGAGTGAGTGTCATGGCAATAAACACAAAGGTGCATCGGCCATTTGACGCGGTTCTAAAGCGGCTTGGATTTGAACAAGCCGAGCGGGTTTATACTAAATTTTTGGGTGACGAATAATGGCTACTGTCGCTGCAATATTTGCTACTGCGGGATTCAAAGCTGGAATTTCTTATGTCTTGGCTCATACTTTCACAGGAATAGCTTTAAAATATATCGGCGCGCAATTTTTATTAAGCGCGCTTTCACCAAAGCCAAAATTTTCAAACTCAGGTCGCGGTTACAACGTGACTGCGACTGGATCAATTTTAGATCATCAAGTCATTTATGGAAAAATGAGGGTTGCAGGGGCGCGAATCTTTGACGCTACGACTGGCGGAAACAACAAAGATTTGCATCGCGTGCTAGCTTTCGCTGGGCATGAAATCGATTCATATTATCAAATTTATTTAAACGACGAAATTGTGACGATTGATGCTGATGGCAACGTCACGTCGCCTGAGAAATATCGCAAAAAACATACTCAATGGACTCGAATAGGCGGCAGCGATGAAGACGGAGGGTATGAAGAATATGTGATTACGTACACATCACTCGTTACTATAAAAGAACATACTGGAACATTAGACCAAGTTGCAGATGCGTCATTAGTTGAAGCGTTTGCTTCTGAAGAAACGGAATGGAGCAACAATCACAGACTGCGCGGAATTGCCTATTTATATTGCAAATTTATATATGACGTTGACGCATTCCCGAATGGTGTGCCTGAAGTAACTGCGGTCATAAAAGGTAAAAAACTTGATGACCCGCGTTCGAGCGCGGTGGCATGGTCAGATAATCCAGCTTTGTGCATTCGAGATTATATTTGTTCTTCTAGTTACGGCTTGAATGACCCAGAGTCGAACATCGACGACACGGCTGTCACAACCGCAGCAAATATCTGCGATGAGTATGTCAGCAGTCCAGTGACCTCAATTTTTGTGGGCGGCGAATATAAAATCAAAACTGTTGGAGATACAGATTTCACTTTGATCGGGTCACTCAACAACACTGTCGGCACCATTTTCACAGCGACAGCGCTTCCGACGACTAGCACAGGTGTCGTGGAAACCAAGAGATTTACAACAAACGGAGCGTTCACAAC